TACATGATTACTCCGGGTTCCGGATTTGATGGTGATGCAAACGGCCCACAGGCTGCGTTCCGCGCCCTGATGGTTGCTGGTGTGCCGATCTATCCTGATCCTTATTGCCCAGAGGGTACTCTGTACCTGCTGAACACAAACTATCTGTCCATGTATATCCATGAGCAGGCATCGTTTGCGTTTACTGGCTTTGAATCGACTCTGCCAAACTTCCAAATTGGTTATGTTGGCGCTGTCTTGATGATTGCCGAAATGGTAAGCACCAAGCCCAAGTCGATGACCAAAGTGACTGGCTACAACTCTTTGACACTGTAAAGGAGAAATAGATCATGTCACTCGCAATGAACAAAATTATCCTCGCAGGCGCAACGTCTAATACCGCTGGCGCGTACTTCCAAACATCCGTTGTCAATGCTGTCGCTACTGGCAATGGTACGGTTGTACCCGCAGGCGTTTATTTGATGGTTCCCGCTGCTAACGTCACTGTAGTAGCCAACACTGGCTCTGCCAACTCGACTATTCTTGCCAACAATACTGGCGGCATGATTATGTCTGATGGCGTAAACGTGTATGTCAAACACGCCAGCAGCAATGCTGATGTGACCTTGATTGGCGTAAACGGTGGTGAAGAAGCAGACGAAACTTACGCTGTCGTTTAAGGAGGCACTATGGACGCAAATGCCGTAGGTCGTGAATACCCGGATGGTTTCGGGCATAAGCGACTTGGTTTCCTTCAGGGTCAATCTATTGGCACTACTGGAGACACTGTTGTTTCTGTTCAGGACGGCACTAAGTACATTGTGCGTCAAGTTACCCTGAGTAACTTCAGTGGTAATGCTGCTGCTGCAAACGTGGGGGTTCACACCTCCACGGCTGCTGGCGGTACTGATGTCGCTGACACGCAAGCATTGACAGCCGGAGGCTCAACCTCTGCTTATGTTGATCTTACGTTATCAGCGGCAGCAAACGCCAACGTATTTACTGCACCTGCCTTGTATTTCAACGTCAATGCTGCGGCTACAGGTGTTACCTGTGACGTAGCAATCTATGGAGATATTGTCACGCTATGAGCAAGAGTGTCTTTGTAACCAATAGAGGCGTTCCGTTTACTGGTCGCTATGAAAACGTGGAATACACGTTTGAAAACGGCAAAGAAGTGGAATTGTCACTTGAGGCTGCAAAGCACATTCTTGGCTACGGCGATGATAATAAAGAGCCATATTTTGTAAGGCTTGGTTGGATGAAGATGAACACTGATCTGCCCCGCGCTTTAGAGCGTATGCAGACCGTTTCATTTGCATCTGAGCCTGCAAAGAAAGTCCACTTGTCAGCCCCGGTGGTGGAACGAGTAGCCGCACCAATGCCAAAGGTTGCAAGACCTGAAAGCAAAGGTGTGGCAAAAGTCCAGCAGTTACAGTAATGGTAAAAAATGCCTACTCTAAACGAATACATCACCGAAACGCGGCGATTGCTGCATGACGTTAATGGTAATTTCTGGACTGACCAAGAACTAACAGATTACATTAACGATGCCCGTGGTCATACGGTTCAAGACTCCGGGTGCCGCAGAATACTGCAAACCTACACGCTGACTGTAGGCGATGAGACTATCGACTACTCTGCTTTAACGCAGGGTAACAATACAATTGACATTCTTAATATCAACCTCTACTGGGGTGATAGTCGTTGGCCTATGTACTACATGGCTTGGACGGACTTCAATGCTCAATTGCGTTTCTGGCAAAACTACAACGGAAGACCTATAGGGTTTTCCATATATGGGGCTAAAACCATCTACATAGGGCCGAAACCGGATCAAGCCTATGAAATTGAATTGGATACTGTCGTTCTTCCAACGGCTCTTGTCACTGGGTCGCAATCAGACACGGAAATCCCAAGCCCGTACTACGAAGCAGTCGCGTATTACGCAGCGAGCAAAGCCAAGTATCAAGAACAAAGTTACGGCGAATCGGAAATCTTCAAGCAAGAATACACGAAGCAAATCCTCGGTGCGTTGAACAGCACCTTTACTCGCCGCCTACCGTCTGTTTATCAGTCGGGGTACTAAATGGCTGCGGTAGAGCAGAAAAAGTCTTATTTTGTAAGCAAGGACTTTAAAGGCGTAAACGTCAAAAACAACCGCACCGCTATTGGTGAAGGTGAGTTTGCTTGGCTGGAAAACACTCAGCCAATCGGCTACGGCAATATTAAGATTGTAAATGCGCCAAATACGTTGGCTAACATTGCTTTTGCCAACACGGTTGTTTATATGGCCTCGGCAAATATCAACAATACTGAATATATGTATGCGTTTCAATCAGACGGACGCGCACAATATGTCAATGTTGAGACTAATACGCTATCAAATCTTGCGCCAGCCAATACTTTTTCCAATGCCGATATGCAGATTGTGCAGTGGAAAAATGACCGAATCCTTATTATTGATCCAGCAAAAGGCTATAAAACTTGGGACGGAACAAACCTTGTTAGCATAGGATCAATTGGCACGGTTACTGTCAACAACGGTGGTAGCAATTACTCGGCTCCTACGGTTACGTTTGGAACGCCCGGAGAAACTGGTGGGGTAACGGCTACCGGAGAGGTGGTGTTAGTTGGAAATGCAGTTTCTCAAATCATCATCACAGAAGCGGGTAGTGGGTACACATCTGCACCTACAGTCACGATCTCCGATCCTACTGGCGCAAACGCTAATGTCACTTGCACTCTTTTTAGTCAAAATGGCACTGGTATTGCCACTTTCAGTGGTCGTACTTGGATTGCTGATGGTCGCACGGTCTACTACAGCGCTGCTGACACTTACAATGACTTTATATCGGTATCTAGCGGATTCATTACGCTTACCGACTCAACGCTAAGAACAGACATAGCGGCAATTATTGCTGCTAACAACTTTTTATATATTTTTGGAGAAGACTCAATAAACGTCTTTTCCGATGTGCGGGTCAATAGCACCACTGGCGAGACAATCTTTACCAATACCAACGTCAGCGCGTCTATCGGTTCTGGCTTCAAATATGCCATTTTCCCGTACTTCCGATCCATGCTGTTTATGAACCGCTATGGTATCTACGCTTTGGTCGGCGCTACAACGTCAAAAATCAGCGATGACATTGATGGGGTTTTCCCTGATGTAGATTTTACCAAGCCGATTACGGGCGGTCAGGTGTTGCTCAACAACATTTTGTGCGCTGCATGGACGTTTACTTACAATGAGCAGACCAATGGCACCACTACGGCGCGTGAGATTCAGGCCGTGTTTTTTGACCGTAAATGGTTTTTTACTAGCCAAGGCGATACGATCACCCGCACGGCTCCGGCTGTCATATCTGGCAACATCATTATGTATGGCACCACTGGTCAAGATTTAATCAAGTTTTACCAGAACACAACCAGCGGAATTGATTGGGAAGTAGTCTCAGCGCTTTGGCCTATGGGCGATCCAATCAGGGATAAGCAGGCTTTGAAAGTGGGCATTGAGGCTACCCTTGGCGCTGGCTTTGCGGACTTCACAGCCTTTATTGATTCTGAAAACCAGCAGTCACCTGCCATCACGTTTGCTAACTCTATTGATTGGATCAATAACTCTAGCCAAGTGGTGCAATGGACTAACTCTAGTGGCGCATTTATTGGCTGGACTTCTACTACCGTTACGGGTAGTACGGACTATTATTTATACAAATCTGACGCTAAGATGTATGGCAAATACCTTGGCATTACACTAACTGGTGAAACGACTCCGTTCACCATTAACGGCTTCCAGATGGAGCATGAATTGAGAGCGAGGTTCTAAATGGCACTTCCGGTAACTATTCCTAATACGTTTTCTAGCGCTACTACGTCTATACCGCTATCGCAGTTAGACACTAACTTCTCTACACTTGCTAATGCCATAAACGGCATTAACAGCGGTGCAGAAACGCTGGTAAATTTAAAGGCAAGCAATGTCACGATCACTGGCGGGATTATTAGCAACGTAACGCTAGATAACGTCAATGTTGACGTAGAAACTTTAAGCAACGTCACCCTTGTCAATGTAACGGTTACAAGCGGCACGTTTACCGGAATCACAGCAGCCAACATTGCTGGCGCTAATATCTCATCTGGCAATGCAACATTTACCAATGTTACGGCTACTCAGGCTAATCTGACCACGGCTAACGTCACTAACCTGCAATCAGGTAACGTAGTTATTACTGGCGGCACACTGACCGGGATTACGGCTGCAAACATTGCTGGTGCCAACATTTCTAGCGGTAACGTAACCGTAACCATTGCTTCTTTGGCTAACGGCAACGCGGCTGCACCCTCTTTACGTTTTACAGATGACACGGATACTGGAATCTACAACTCAGGTGCCAATGCCATATCGTTTACAGAGGGTGGATCAGGCTATCGTATTGGATACAGAAACATTCCGCCAGTAGGCACCAAAACAGGTTCTTACACGCTTGCTGTTGGTGATGTTGGTGAGTACGTACAAATTGGTAGCGGAGGTTCTATTACGATCCCTGACGGTACTTTTGCCGAAGGCGATGCAATTTCGCTATTTAACAACACTAATGCTGCCGTAACCGTTAATTGTGCAATCACTACAGCCTACATTGCAGGCACGGATTCTGATAAGGCTACAGTGTCATTGGCTACCCGTGGCGTGGCTACGATCTTGTTTGCAAACGCTAACGTCTGCGTAATCACAGGAAATGTGAGTTAAGACATGACCGGAATCTTTCAGATTCTTCTTGCTGGGCAGGGTGCGCCGACTATCCTTGCTGACTACCTTGTTGTAGCGGGTGGTGCGGGTGGTGGCGGAGGTGTTGGAGGTGGCGGTGGCGGTGCGGGTGGTTATCAAGGGTTTACTGCACAAACGATAACGGTGGGAACACCTCTTACGGTAACTGTTGGTGCTGGCGGTAGTGGTGGAACAACAACAAGTGGAAATGCGGGAAACAATAGCGTATTTGGTTCAGTTACCGCAAACGGTGGTGGTTATGGTGGATATGGTTCTAACGCATCATTGTCTGTTGCTGGCGGTAACGGTGGTTCTGGTGGTGGCGGTGGTGGTAGGGGCGCTAAATCAGGTGGAACCGGGTCACAAGGTAGCAATGGTGGAACATCTCTTTCTGGCGATGCGTCAAATTCATCTACTGGCGGTGGTGGCGGCGGCGCTTCTCAAGCGGGCGCTACTCCGTCAAGTTCATCACAAGCCGGTAAAGGTGGAGATGGAACCGCATCTTCTATTACTGGTTCTTCAGTAACTAGAAGTGGCGGCGGCGGCGGTGGAGCCTACGCTGGAACAGGTGGCGCTGGAGGTAGTGGTGGTGGAGGCGCTGGCGCAAGTGCTGGTGGAGCATCTACCGCTGGAACTGCAAATACGGGCGGCGGCGGTGGAGGCGCTGACCTTGACGATGGTGCGGCAGGCGGTTCTGGTGTCGTTATAATCAAAATCCCATCTACGCACTATGCCTCATTCTCATCTGGTGTAACTTCAACTTTATCTACTGCGGTTGCTGGATACAACGTATACACAGTAACGGCTACATCTACTACTAGCGAGACTGTTACTTTCCTTGCTGGCGCACAGGTTGACTTCTTAGTGATTGCTGGCGGTGCGGGTGGCGGTCGAGGTGGTTATGGTCTTGCCGGAGGTGGTGGAGCAGGCGGTTACAGAACTTCTGCTGGAACATCGGGCGGTGGAGCAAGCGCAGAATCAAAACCAAGCATTGTTTTTGGAACTGCTTATACCATTACGGTTGGTGCTGGCGGTAACGGAGCGACAAACAGAACTTCACGAGGAAGCAACGGTTCAAATTCTGTTTTTTCTAGCATTACATCTACTGGAGGCGGGGGTGGTAGCGGAGATTCCACGGTTGATGGTTCTGGTGCATCAGGTGGATGTGGTGGTGGTGGTGGTGGCAATCTAGGGGTTGGTGGCGCTGGTACTGCCAATCAAGGCTATGCAGGTGGAACAAGTGGCCCTAATAACAACAATTATCCCGGTGGTGGTGGGGGTGGTGCGGGAGCCGTTGGCGTTACACCCGCATCAGGTTCGTCTAATGGTGGAAATGGTGGGGCTGGTGTTGCATCTACAATTACGGGTTCTTCGGTAACTAGAGCAGGTGGAGGTGGCGGTTCTACCGAAAATACTAACGCTGGAACTGGTGGTGCTGGCGGCGGTGGCAATGGAGGCGCTAGCGTTTCTGGAACGGGGCAAAACGGTACAACCAACACAGGTAGTGGAGGGGGTTCTGGATATGTTGGTGCTGGCGCAGGCGGCTCTGGCATTGTCATTATCAAAGTACCTGACAACGTAACTGCAACATTCTCTGGTGGCGTAACTTCATCTCTGTCTACTTCTGGTGGATTCAACATCTACTCTGTGACTGCGACTAGCACGACAAGTGAGACTGTGACTTTTGTGCCGAAGTTTTTTGCTGACTTCCTAGTAGTCGCAGGTGGAGGTGGTGGTGGCTTTAGTCGAGGTGGTGGTGGAGGTGCGGGTGGATACCGTACATCTGCTGGCACTAGCGGCGGCGGGGCTTCTGCTGAATCGGCTCTTTTTGTTGCCGTAGGAACTGCTTACACGGTCACAGTAGGCGCTGGCGGTGGTGCAGGGGTTTCAGGAGCATCTAGAGGTTTAAGTGGTTCTAACTCCGTGCTCTCTACTATTACTTCAACAGGTGGCGGGGGAGGCGCTGGAAACTTACAACATCCCGGTAGTAATGGCGGTAGCGGTGGTGGAGGCAATCCAAATTCAACGGGTACTTCTGGTTCAGGAACCGCTAACCAAGGTTTTGCTGGCGGCGTAGCCAATGACCCACCAGAAGCATCTGGCGGTGGGGGTGGCGCTGGTGCGGTAGGTGGTGCAGGTAATACAGTTGGCCCTGCAAGTGGTAATGGAGGCGTTGGAGTAGCATCCACAATTAGCGGTTCGTCAACTTTCTATGCTGGCGGCGGCGGTGGTGGAAGGAATACCACCATAAGTGGGTCAACTTCTGGTTCAGGCGGGAATGGTGGCGGCGGTGCTGGCGGTAGTTCCGGTGCTGGCACATCAGGAACTGCAAATAGAGGTGGTGGTGGTGGTGGTGGTGTTGAAGCCGCAAACGGAGGTGCTGGTGGTTCAGGCGTAGTCATCATCAAGATTCCGTCAGACCGTACTGCAACCTTCTCAGGCGGTGTAACACAGTCCTCCACAACATCTGGCGGCTATAAGATTTACACCGTAACCGCTACATCAACCACATCAGAAACAGTAACTTTTAGTTAAGGAGAAACAGGTGGCTCATTTTGCTCGCTTAGATTCAAACAATATCGTTGACTTCGTTGTAGTTGGTCGTGACGAGGACAACGGCAAAGAGGCAGAACTCTCTGCCCGTACAGGCGATGTCTACAAACAGACTTCCTACAACACCCGTGGCGGCGTTCACTATACAGATGGCACACCGTCAGCCGACCAGACCAAGGCGTTCCGCAAGAACTATGCGGGTCTTGGTTATACCTATGATGCAGGCCGGGATGCGTTCATACCGCCCAAACCGTTTAATTCTTGGGTGCTAAACGAGACAACCTGCCTATGGGATACCCCGGTTCCATATGCCAACTGATGGCAAGCGTTACACATGGGATGAGGCCACAACTTCTTGGGTAGCAGTCGAAGAGGTGGCTGCGTGAAACTTATCCGGCTGACAAACGCTACAAAAGGACGGATTGGCGAGGCGCTGATCCTAAATACTGACTTGATTGCGTCATTTTTTGAACATAGCCAAGAAGACGGAGTTAAGGTCAGCGTGGCGTATGGAATGAATGGCAACTCATGGGAAGTCAAGGAAACCATTGACGAGATCATGGAGCAAATAAATGGGCATTAACGCATTTACCAAACTAGGCAATACGGTAGTTTTTACTGCCGCAACAACCGCGCCTGCTGCCGTACAAGCCGCTTCTACTACGCTTGGCGGCAACCAGTACCGGATCATCAATGCCGGTACTGTGACGGTATTTTTGGGCTATGGCTCAACAGCCTCAGATGCAAATAATGCTGCTGCCGTAGTTTCTTCTAGCGGTGAGGCGTTACCGTTATTGCCGGGGACAGATGAAATTCTAAGTTTTGTGCCTAACGCCTATTTTACTGGCGTTACGTCAGCAAACACAGCAGCCGTTTATATCACTCCGGGTGATGGGCTTTGAGAGGATAGATCATGCTAAAGGTAGTATCGTCAATTGGAAGCGGTGGTGGAGGTGGTGTCGGTGCGGTAACGTATAAAGGTACGTGGAACGCAAGCGCAAACTCGCCTGCTTTGGCCTCCGGCGTTGGAACGCAAGGCGATTACTACGTAGTCAACATTGCCGGAACGACAAACCTCGATGGAATTACCGATTGGCAGATTGGCGATTGGGCTATCTTTAATGGCTCAGTATGGCAAAAAGTAGACAATACAGACGCAGTATCTAGCGTCAATGGGCAGGTCGGAACCGTAGTTTTGACCGCTGCAAACGTCAATGCAGTAGCAGATACGGCAATAATTACTGCTGGTACTGGGCTAACTGGTGGTGGCACCCTAGCATCAAATACCACTGTAAGCCTTGCTAATACGGCTGTAGCGGCTGGAACCTATGGTGGCAATACCAACGTAGCCGTAATTACGGTAGACGCTCAAGGGCGGCTTACAAACGCTTCTAACGTAGCAATTGCCTTTCCAAGCACATACAGCAATCTAACGGTTGACTACATTGACTTTACAACCAATGCCAACGTCACCGTTACAGAGTCCTTACTAACTTGGAACGCTGATACTGGCACTTTGGCTTTTGGCGTAGAGGGCGGTTTACCGTTAAACATTGGTACTGAAAACTTAGTACGTGTTTATAACAATACTGGATCGCCGCTTGCTAAAGGTGATGTAGTTTCTGTTACTGGCGCTCAAGGCCAAACACCAACGGTAGCCTTGTCTAGCGCTTCTTCTGAGCCTCTATCTAGGGATACTTTAGGAATCGTACAAGAAGCAATTTCTAATGCCGATACTGGGTTTGTATGCACGTTTGGTATTGTCAACAACATAAATACTTATGGCACGACAGCAGGCGATCCAATTTATCTGTCTACAACGGCAGGTGATTTTACCGCTACCGAGCCACAAGCGCCGAATCATATCGTCATGCTTGGGTGGGTTGTGCGGGTAGCAAACACCCCTTCAAGCAATGATGGGCAAATTTTTGTCACAATCAATAACGGATGGGAGTTAAACGAACTTCATAACGTATTGATTACTAGCGCCGCTAACAATCAGGTCTTAGTCTATAGCACCCCAACAAACGTATGGGTCAACTCTTCAAGCATCAATCTTGCCAATGTTCAAGCGGCAAATATTACCGTGACTGCCAATCTGTACGCAAACTTGGCTACCAGCAATACCGCTGCGATGCCTGATCCTAGCCTGCCATTAAACCCGG